AACGTAATGCTCTTTCGCTACCATCTTTTTTGGTAAAAGTAACGCACAGATCTTTGATTTTGTCATCGTGTAAGACTCCAAGTGTCCAGGTTTTGAATTCTTCAAACTCTTTGTCATTTTTGAATACTGTCTGCATTTTCAAATCTCACTTTCATATCATTAACAAATGGTTCGATAAAATCTCGAAACTCTCTTGTGGTAAAAAATGATTCGTACTTACTGTCCATAATCACTTTACCTTGCTCATCACTAAGTTTCTGTCGGAATGTTAGTTCCACCAAATCATAATTGTGTTCTTTTACAGTGATAGTCTTGTGTAGACCCTCTTTATAAAATTCATACTGTTTATTCAAAGGCATAATTTTCCTTCCTATGTTTAGGTTGACGAATGTACTGAACCTTTGAGTCCACAGTACGCATACGGTACTTAGGTGTTCTCAGATCCTTTGCAACAGGATTTCTAGGTTTAGGTAAATTATACTTGATTTTCATTTGCATGTCAAATTTGAATAGAGACTTTATTTAGCCATTATGTTTGCGATTGCATCTTTGGCATCATTCAGATCTCCAAGATCTTCTTCGTAGGACTCAAGGATAACCATACGCTGCAACAGATCTGCTTCTGCTTGCAACTCAGCATCCAAAGAATTATACCACTCAAAGTAGTCTTCCTCTGTATCCAGATCCCACATGATGTTTAGCATGCGTTTCTGACGCTTGGTAACTCCAACAATTGTAATCATACAGTTTCCTTAAAAATACCAGACCATGTCATCAATTTGTTTAGCTTCTCATTCTTTGCAGCCAAACAAGCAGCTTCGCTAACGATACCATTATCAATCAGCAAATCAATCATACACATCAGGTCACCAATTTCTTCTTCGAGGTGTTCTCGATTGTTAATCTTGGTCACTGGGTGTGCATCTTCCATACCGAACCGAAATACCTTGCTAATCGCTTGACTTACCTCGGCACATTCTTCTTGAGTGATCAACAGAATCTCACTGTCGATCGCATTCTTGTGTTTCATTGCTGTAAACTTATTCACATGTCTCTCCAAAAACTTGTTTCTCAGCTTCAGTCAACAACACATCTGCGAATTTCTCGCAGAAGATGTTGAACCAGAATTCATTTAACACATCTTTAGGTGCACCTGCCTTCAATACCAGTGCTTTCAATTCATCATTCATATCAACTCCAATCTTTCTTATCACCAAATCGTTCATTAAATTCGTAACCCATTGCGTATGCACGCAATTGGATTCCATGCATATCTTCTGCTTCTATACGATCACCACGATAAGTTCCTTGTGGATACCAATGTGGTTGTTCAGGACGACCATAGTAAGAATCGGCAGTTCCACGATCAAAGGGACTTCCATGAGTGCGATCAAACATCTCGCCTTTATACTCAACCGTAGTCAGTGGGAGCATGGCCAAAACACCTTTGTACTCAACCGTAACCGTAGTCATTCTTCATCTCCGTAGTAACCATAGTCTTCGTCAGTACCGAAACCAGCAGAAGCCATTGCGGAGTCATGATCACCATCCATTGATTCATCAATTTCTGGTTCATCTTCCTGCACATCAAGCACATCATACACCATTTGCAGGGGAATGTTCAGCAAATTAGCGATAGTAAAGGGTCGCAACCCTTCTTCCAACATGTTGCGGATCTCAAGATCCAGGTCAGCCATTCTACTCATAACAACTCCTTATTCAAATTCATAAAATTTCACTGCAGGATCCAACTCTTTCAGTTGACGTGCCACAGTGGTCAATTCACGATACCTTGCCTGAACCGCACTGCGTGGAAGTTCACCATCACAGGTCAAATTCTCGGGGCTAAGTTCAGCATCAATTTTGTCTGCCAGACGCTGACGATCAGCATGATTAGACAGACTATACTGAGTACCTTTGAAAATTGCGTTCCATTCGTTTGCCTTAGCGACAAATGCATTCAACTGTTTCATTTTATGCTCCTCATTGCAACAACACCAGAAAAACAGATCAACAAACCGACCAAAGCCAGAGCCGAACATGCCAGCAGGGAATTCTCTGGTAAGTCTAAACCACCAACAGCACCCCAAACTAGGAAAAGACCAACAAAAGTACGGATAGAACCACGCATTTTTAACTCCTTTTCAATCATCATAAAAGAATTATACTCCTAACCTGAATAAAAGTAAAGGGTTTTCTTGCAATCCCATGCAAAGTTAAAGGGATTACGTAAGTCGTTGATTTTAAAGGGTTTTTTTACGGAAGCGGATCCCTACGTAGGTGCCGCAGAAAGCACCCAGACATGCAGGGATCAAAAGCCAGTGGTCGGTCGTGTAGTTTATGACTGCCACGCTGGCGATGAAGAACACAACCACTGCCCAAATGCTGGAGATCAGGGGTTTGTTTTCGTTGACGGATTTTAGGTAGTATGTATAGAAGATATCAGTGAAAAATAATGCAAAGAAGGTTGCCACCCACTCAGTCATTTTTCTTCAACTTTCTTTTCTATCGCTGGTGGGAAATGCGGTTCGATCACGTAGTGATTCGCAGTCCACCAGCCAAATGCGCTGATGAAGCCATAGCAAAAAATTTCTAATATCATTTATCTCCCCTCAAGTGCGTATACAAAATTCAAAAGTAAGTCATGGTGTCGACCACCATTCCAATGTTTATTTATATAGCCCCATGGCTTCTCATACCAATAGAGTGGTGCTTCTGGATGACAACCGATCAATCCAACATTTCCTTTGATGATAGCCATGGGGTCACCATTTGCATATCTGGCAAAAACCATCATGTCGGGATTATCACCGACGAATGCACACCCATCATAGAAATACATTTTCTCTGGTAGACCAAGCCATGAGACTGAAGCTACTGTTCCGTAGCTTCTCTGTATATCTGCGTTTGGTCTTTTTATGTATTGTACTGCTCGAACATCATCAATCAGATCAAAGTACCACTGGTCAGCCCAGTAAGCACCCATACAGATTCCAAGGTACTTACCCCCATCTTCAACAAACTTGGCGATTCGATTCCCTACTCTTCTAGTAAAGAATTTATAGCATGAATCACTATCACCGATGCCACCAGGAAAAGCAATGATATCAATATGACTGAAAAAATCATCATCTTCTATATCCTTTTCATTGAAAGTTTTTATGTTGTAACTTGGGGATAATGCCTTAGACATTGCATCAACGCAATCTTGGGAACACTCTGGGTGTCTCATAAAAATTGCAATTGTTTTCATTGCCAGTACTTAGAATAGTCTGCTCGGTTCCAATAGTTTTCGTTGTTTCTGTTCCAGAAGTTCTTTATGAGATACCAAGCCATACCAAAGTAACCCATGATCTGAAACCTTCTACTATCTTGCCCAAAGTAATGGTTAACCAACTTGAATTTCTTAACATCATATTGCTTGGACAAGAAGAAGTCTTCACTGGTTCCATACTTTTCAGAAAACCTACCAAGCTGTTCAAATTTATCTCTTCGAGTAAGCATAAAAGCACCAACTGCAAAGGGAACTCTATACTGCATGAGACTGTTTACAAAATTAAACAACATAAAACTAATCTGTGCTCTTTTGTCACTATCATAGCACTTTGCATACAATCCGATTAAGTCTAGTTCATTTTCTTCAAGTTCTCTTATGCAATCAGATATGACTGTTTCTGAAAAGAATCTGACATCACTATCTATAAACAATATGTATGGTGTAGTTACAAGTTTGGCACCACTGTTCTTTGCGAAAGATACTGGACCACCATCGATCACTTCAACATTCAGATCACCTTTCATTATTTGAATGACCTCACGTGTATTGTCAGTCGAGCAGTCAGCAATAATGATTCTAGTATTGCCTATGTCTTGTTGTCGCAAGTGCATTAACAAATGGACAATATATTTTTCCTCATTTTTACAAGGAACTACTATGGTAATTTTATCTTCTAACTTATTTTTTGACATTTACCATCAATCTTAAATTTGTCAAACTTTAACCAATAGGTCATCGTTTGTAGAGTTTGTTCACACTGTTGTTGTGTTTGAAACTGTAGAGTTATTTTCCCTGGGATGTCGTTTGGGTTGTTTATGTGAACTGCTATAAGAATCATCACCCACATCATCTTTCTCCTTGATCCATGTTATAATTTCCCACTTACCATCATAGTGCTCAACAAGAGCAGTACAGGATTCAACCCAATCACCATCGTTCATATATATCACACCATCAATCTCTTTGATTTCAGCATGGTGTATGTGTCCACATATTACACCATCATATCCACGTTTCTTACAATAGCTAGCTAGATTTTTTTCAAAATGAAATATAAAATCTACAGCTTTCTTTACTCTTCTTTTAAGGTACTGGCTAAGACTAAAGTACCCAAAACCAAAACGATGACGTATCCAATTGAATTTGCTATTAAGCGATAAAATAATATCATATGCTTTATCTCCTAAAAAAGATAACCATGGAGCTAATCTGGTAATACCATCAAATAAATCTCCATGCACTACTAGATAGTGTTTTCCATCAGCACCAATGTGTTCTATCTGATTATGAATTTCCACTAATCCAAAACTAAACCCATATGGTATCATGGGTCTTAAAAATTCATCATGATTTCCTGCAACATAAACTACTCGTGTTCCACGTTTGGCATGTCCCAAAATTCTACGAACTACATTAGTATGGCTTTGTTTCCAACGCCACTTGTTCTGTTGAATTCTCCATGCATCAATAATATCACCCACGAGATATAATGTCTCGCAGGTGTTATTTTTCAAAAAATTATTTAGTTTATCAGCTTGAGAATCACGAGTTCCTAAATGTACATCACTTATGAATATCGTGCGATATTTCATTATTCAGCTGACTTACCACATTTTGCACGTTTAGCGTTGGTCAATGCGCCATAGTCAACCACCCATTCGGCTCCTGGTTGTAGTTCTTTGGCACCCTTTGGATATGCAAATTTAACTCCAGCCTGTGTTTCTATTTGAGAGATAGGTGTACGAAATACACGTAGATCATTACCTAGATTAGGATATGGTGGTACATGAGGAAATACCCAGCCAGCAATTTCTCCTGTAGCTTGGTTGATAACAATCTTATAATAACCATGTGGTACTAGAACACCATTACCGATAACTTTATCACACGCGCCATAAAAAGCACCTACGTAGATTGTGTAGACCTGATTAGTTTGAACTGCCCACCCACGTACTGAAGTCTCAAGCAATTTCCAGATACCACGATTCAATGAACCAGCTTGTGGATACATATTGGTCATTAGGAATGATTCATACTCAACCTGTTGATCCCAAGACAAATCACCATCTGGTACAGCATGTCCTTTATCATATCCTGTAGCTGCATAATCATCTGGTTTTGCGCCACCTTGAACTGATTGATCAGCTACAAATGCATTAGTACGAGCAACACAACCAAGAGCATTTGGTGGTGTCAATGTATAGGCTACGTACTTTGGAATTTTTACTGGTGGATCATAGGCAACTAGGTATGCCTGACGACATATTGGTTGAACTGGTGTTGCAGTTTGGGCAAATCCATAAGGACTATGAACTGCGCAATTTTGAATTGGATTTGGTGGACGTTGAGTCCATGCACTTGCGTTCAAACTCAATATAAAAAGAAATAGTGTTAAAAAATGTTTCATGGTAATCCTAAAGTGTTTCGTTTATTTATACAGGTTTTATTTTTCGTGGATGATGCTCGAACCACTGATCAAGTCCTTCTATACTCAGTTCTCCAGCAAAGTATTTCTTAAATCCTTTATAGAATCTAATCTTCTCTGGATCATTATGAAAGCGATGTAAGATTTCTTCTTCCTCTATCTCATGTCTGCGTTTCCACAACATAAAATCCTTATATGACATACACACAACCACCAAAAGTGATGGAAGGATTGCAAGTATGGCAACCAATTCATGCATTTATCGTCCTACGTATTTTTTTGGCATGGCTTCTTCTCTACGTCTTTGTTCATTCTTTGGAGTTATTTCATTACCATACTGAGGATATTTTTCTTGGCGATCGTATGCCACCCACATGAATATTGCACCCATGACAAAAATTACGATAAGGATTGCTACCCCTATCATAAATTCTTCCTGCAGCTTTTTCATTCTTGCTGCACGTCTTTTATCCTGTACTGCCTGATTTTGAATTTGTTTGGTAATGAGAACTTTTTGCTGGTCTCCCATCTTCTTCATCATGGCATTGACGTCAGTCCAAAGAGCACCCAATTCAGGTGGACTTTGGTAAATCATTAATTCTTGTAATTCAGTGCCCATCTGCTCCAACTGTTTCTTCATTAGAACACGTTGGAGGGCACGTTTGCCTAGACTGGCATCGCCTGTGTAGATTTCAGTTTTACTACGTTTCTCTTCTTCTTCAAAAACTGCTATACACTTGTAGTAGTTATCATAGTATTGACCAAGATAGTCACCAATCTCAGAATAGATACCAGTGGTATCTCCACTTTTTTTATTGAGATCAATGACACGATTTTTTTCTTCAATGTAGGCAGTCTTTTGTGATGCCGTCGGTGGTCTTTCTGGTGGATGTAATTTATGAAATTGATCATCAAGATCTTTTAGAACATCCTTTACATCACCAGCAGCACCCTTTATATCTTTATAAAGTTTGCACCCTGCCTTGACAGCTGAAACTGCCCCATTTGCCAAAGCAAAGAGTGTTATTGGATCCATTTAATAAGTTTATGGTTTTCATAATATAAAACAATATACAAATTATACGGTAAAGGGCATCCACAACCAAATTGCTTGCGACATCAATAGACTCGCAACGAAACCAACACCAAGACTTGCTATGTATAGTCGATTGTTAACAGCAAGAATAGCTGCTGTCAGTAATACGATAGCAATTTGTAATAGAGATCCACCATAAGTGTACCATGGACTTCTAGATTTAGCGATAGAACGATCATCTTCAAGTTTGCGTGCCTTTGCCATTAATTCTTTTTTACCTTCACCAGTTGCTGGGTCAGATTCATATCGATCAATTTTTGTTTTAAGTGCTGTTGCTTTTTTGCTATCATGCGCACGTATGGCATCATCAAGAGCCATTTCTGCGAGTGTACTTTTTATGGATTTTGCCTGATAGAATGCCCAAGTATTATTGGCTTCTATCGTATTATTCAATACCTTGCTAGAGTTACTTCCACCCATAAGTGTATTGATAGCTAGTAATGCAGCCAAAATGGTGATTACCCAGCCAGCTTTGTCTTTTATTTGTGCTTCTCTCTCAGAACGAGAAAGTGGTTTTGCATGTTCTTGCGCCATTTTGGAATCCTCATAGCTTGTTATTATAATTCTATTTAGGAAATGGGAGATTGTTAGACAGGTTTTTGCAGTTCCTCGACCTCTTTTTCAATGGTTTTACCATCAACTACAGTTCTAGTTACGTAGTGAGATTTATGAACTCTACCAGCAGAGTCATATTCTATTATTTTTTCTGGTTGTGGTTCTTCTTCAAAGAACTCTTTAATGATATTTTTAGCATCTGTAGGGAGTGGAGTTGGCAGTTGTTGTTCTCTTTTAAACCAAGAATCTGACCATTTTAATTTATCAGTAATCTTTTCCCATACCTTTGGTTCTTCTACCTCTGGTTCTGGCTCAGGTTCAGGTACAAATGGTATAGGTTCAATAAACTCTGGTTCATCTATACCTTTATCTTTTTTCATTTGCCAGTTTGCTGCCACCAACATCAAAACAGCAAGTGGGTCAAATACAATAACAATCATAATGATAACCCAGCGAACAGCTTTTTCAAGTATGTCCGAGTCTGGGTTATCACCATAAATTAACGCTGCTATGTATTTTATTGGACCGACTTCGGCTTCGACTTTGCGGTTTTCGGTTGCGATTGGACCACGTTCTTCGTTGTATTTGGCGATTTTGGTTTGCGTGGTGCCGATTTCGGTAAGGATTCTGGCTCTATCTTTTTGCTGACTTCTACGGACGGCAATGGCTCGCTCGGTTCCTTTTGAATCGTCGGTTCTGGCAATGGTTTGGTCGACTTGAACATCCAGTTGATTAAGTTCTTTACGGCTTGCATTTAAGTTCTCCTTTTCGATTTTGATTTTTTCATCAATGAGTGATAATTTTGCTGCCACATCACCAGACGGGATTGCCTGATCTAAATGTGCTTTTGAAAGATAACCAAAAATACCCATTGAAGTGAGTATCATCAAAACTATAAGTGCAATCGTGAAGTAAGACTTCAACAATAGTGGCACTTCTTTCCATGAGCGATATAACCATGAAGCAACAACTAATTTACATGCTTCAAGTAAACTACCCATGACAAGGATTGGAATAGGTGCTGCCGCAAAAATTGCGACCAAACCCATTACTGAATAATATGCAGCAACTGCTGACAATGATAATGCTGATATGAATAGTAGATATGTCATATTTTTCCCTTTATGTGAGAGCCATGAACCCTCACAGAGATTTGTCCATTATAAAAATCATCACTCTCCAAAACTCTTCTTGTGAATTGCTCTCTTGCCTCTATGTATGAACACTCAGCTTTTGATTTACAATAAAACAGAATTTCTCTGGTAAAAGTTTCTTTACCATATAATTCGATATCTTTATTTAATTCAATGCTAGATCCATAATATTCTAACCAGTCAGAGTCTATCTTTGATCTGACTTTCTTTTTCTTTTTTGTGCCATTTTTCAACTTAACTACTTTATAGGTAGTCTTTGAAAACTTGGCTATCTTCTTACCGATGTACTGACGATTGTTGGCTTTGTTAGTTATGAGATAAACAAAGCCAACACAGTCTTCTGGTAATTCTTCAACGATTTGATTTAAATAAGTCCACATTGTAGACTATTTATTCGTCCTCGTCAATGTCCTCTTCGTCATAAATATCGGCTGAACAGATTGGACAGCAGACGATATCTTCGTACTTTAAATCAGTTCCTTTGATAATGATCTTACCTTCTGCTCCACAGGTTTCGCATTCAAATACTTTACTTGTCATGCTGCTTTCCCCCAAACGTCTCCCCAAGTGCCAGATAGAGCACCTTTGGCGTAGTCTGTTACACGATTCTCAAAGAAGTTACCATGCACTGGTGCATTGATCATTTCCTCAACCCATGGTAGTGGATTGCGTTTAACTTTGAAA